TCAGGCGAATCCCGCCGGAACCTTGTTCGGATTCGTGGGCCCGGCGGCCTGCGCCGGCAGTGTGAACGTCGCGGCGGCCGATGCTGGCGCGCGACCGAGCCGGCTCGGCTGGGTCGGCGGCAACGTGGCGGCGAGCGCCGACGCCGAAGTAGCCTTCTGGCTGGTGGTTTTGCCAGCGAGCGCGTCGGTCGCTTCGTCGTAGTCGAAATCCGCCCGGATCCGGCTGTCACCGAACAACGTGCGGAACGCCTCAGGCGCATACTTGTATGTGGTCGGGCCGATCGCGGTTTCGTTGCCCTTGCAGCGGCGCTGCTCATCTTCAGAGCGCAGCACGGCGCGACTGATGCAGCACCGTATCCGCTCGCCCTTGTAGCCCAGCCGGGTGATTGCCGTCGGGCCGTGCTCCAGACCGATCTGGATGCCGAGGTCGCCGGTGTCGATGCCTTCTTCCTCGAGGATGGTAATCGCCTCCTCGAAGCTGCTGCGCATAGCGGCCGCGCACAGCATGGCGTTTTTGGCCGTCTCAGCGTCGTCGGTGGTCTGGGACGTCCCTTCGATTAGCACACCGTGAACGCAGTCGCCGATGAACCGGATCTTGCGGCCGGCGAAGTCGGCGTGCAGGACGGCGTCGAGTTCGGCTCGCAGCACATGCAGCGCCCGGACGACATCCTTGGCCGAGTCGTCTTCGTCGATCCTGTCCGACACGTAGGCGGTAAAGCCGTCGATGTCAGCGTAGATCGACGTCGACTCCTGGCGTCGCGAATTGCCCGGGGTCAGTGTTTCCACGTCGAGGTCGGCGAACGGCGGCGTGTGCCGCGTGAACTCGAACAAGCCGAGCGGCTGGTTGGCGAGGCCTTCCTCCCAGTCCTCGACCACATCATCAGCGGTGACCTCGAGATCTGCGACATCCTCGGATTGCTCGATCTGCGCCTTGGTCAACGCCGTCTTGTCCTCATCCTTGACCGTGCTCCAGCCCACGACCGCACGCGCGGTGTTGGTCATGTAGATGCCGGTGTCGGCGCCTCCACCCGAGCGCTTGGCTGCCAGGTTGGCCGGCTCGCCTAGGAAAAGCGGCTCGCGGTTGCCGCGACGACCGTTGTTGACGGCTAGCGCCTTGCCGGAGTCGATGCCGGCCCGCACCTTAGCCGCCGGCAGCGGGTCGTCGCTGTCTTCTCCCGTGCGCGCGAGCACGTCGATGATCAGTTGCGCCGTCGCGACCGCTTTATGGATTCGGCCGGTCTCGTCGCCGTACGGTTTGGCGACGACAGCGTGAAGCCGCTGGTTGTGGACGTCGACTTGGATCGCGTCGACGTCCTTCAGGATGTCGCGCACTGCCCGGTAGTGCCGGTCCAGGAAGCGCAGCGTGCGGCTGTGCGCCCGCACTCCCTCGGAGTCCGTGACACCGAGCATCTCGTCGATGTTGAGAATGTCGACATACAGGTGCACGCCGTCGATGCGATAGGCGACACCGTTGCCGAGCCCGGTCAGATTCGTGTCCCGGAGGTATTCCTTAATCTCGACCTTGCTGACTTGGTTGACCCAGCCGCGGATGCGCTCCTGGGCGCGATCCTTCTTCCAGTTCCTGCTTGCCATGTTGTTCTACCCCGATGAATTGGCCGCCTGGACTCAATCACGGAGGCCAGAACGCGTTGCTACGACATATGCAAATACGAACAATCAACGACCATTGGGCCAGGATTCTTCTGCTGTTCAACCGGCCGAGAGATTGAATGCACAAGTCTGAAGCTCGCTCGGCTCATCATGTGAGCCAGCAAGGGGGCGATCGAGATAGCGAGCGCGCCTGCAATCCTCGGCGACGCAACTCGTTATGTATAGGTCGCATCGTTCAATTCAATGGGAGCGCCTTGCAAGTGAAAACCCTATGTGGCCTAGGCTAGTTGCACAGATTGACGGGTAGGACTTCTGCTTCTTCTGCGTAGCGGAAGCAGGCGTCCGGCAGCTTCTGGCCGAACTCGGACGTCCCTTCCTAGCTAGCCATCCGCGAATCCTACCGCCGCCCCTGCGCCACTCAAATCACACCCACTTGCTAACCCAACCACCTCGTCGGCCCGGTTCTGATTACGCGCATCCCAATTTATGGTTACGCTTCCTTCCTTACTGCAGAAGCCCGCGCAGGCGGCCATTCTCGCCAAGCAGCAAACTTTCCACTTCATTCTATCGTTTTAGGCGATGGCAGGTTGGAGTGGCACCCCCAAGAAGGATGATACTCAAATGGGTGTGAGCGAGAAATGTAATGACCCAGAGAATCAGTGCGCTTCGGGGATTTTCTCGGCCCCTCACTGAGTACCGTTTCGTGCTACGGCGAAGCCTTTGAATTTTTAGCTCATTGGACCAAATGCACTTAACCCGGCTCTGATTGCGATCAGATCGGGCTTTTTTGCATCTGGCCCGCACAGATCCGATTTGAGGAACGGGTTTGAGGAATCTGAGGAACGGTCTGAGGAATCCCGTTCGAGACGATACGGACATCGGTTGCAGCGCTGGCGCAAGCCTCTGCAACCGGTGTGTATCCACCCTTGAACGCAAGATTCCATGTCCCGTGAACAGACCCCTGACGCCGCACAGCGTCCTCATTTGACCCAGCGAGACCTCGCTATCCGCTGGGGCCGAGCCGAATCCACCATCGCGCGCTATCGCTCCGACGGCGTCGGCCCGCGATTCCTCAAAATCGGCGGCGCCGTCCTTTACCGCCTGGAAGACATCGAACACTTCGAGCAGGAGAGCCTCTATAGGAGCCCGAGCAATCGCTGCGAGGACACCAAGGACTCGGAAGGAGACGAAGAATGAATCTCGTCGCACTCCAACACGCCATGCACCTGCCCCCGGCGCACTACGCCGAGGCGCCCCTGGACACATACCGTCAGTTCATCGCCCAAGTCGAGCAGCTGCACGCGTTCACCAAGGAGGTGCGCGCATTCGCCGACCAAGTCAATGAGCTGCGCTACGCCGACTTGGCTCGCCAAGCCATTCTGGCAACCGGCCGCGACCACGGCACGGTCCACATTGACGACCACGGCCAGACCGTGACGTGCGAACTGAAGAACAACATCGTTTGGGACCAGGCCAAGCTGAGGCAACTGGCTCGCAATATCGCCGCCTCGGGCGACATCCCCGAGCAGTACATGACCATCACCTACAAGGTGTCGGAGACCAAGTACAAAAATTGGTCCGACGTCATGCGCAAGCAGTTCGAGGCAGCTCGTACCGTGCGTCCCGGCAAGTCCACCTTCACGTTGGAGCACCCCGAAGTTGTGCTTGCCGGTCAGGAGGCATGGCAATGACGTTGCCCATCATCAGCGCAGACCAGCGCCTGGCCGAGCCCCGCTGCGCCAAGATCGTCCTCGTCGGGATCCCCGGCGCGGGCAAGACCAGCCAGCTCAAGACGCTGCCGGAAGACAGCACCCTGTTTGTCGATCTGGAAGCGGGTGACCTGGCGGTGCTGGACTGGTATGGCGACACGCTGCGCCCGCGCTCGTGGCCCGAGTTCCGCGACCTGGTCGTGTTCCTGGCCGGCCCCAACCCGGCGGCCGGCCCCGAGCAGCCGTATTCGCAGGCGCACTTCGACGCGGTGTGCCGCCGCTACGGCGACCCGGCGCAGCTGGACAAGTACCGCACGTACTTCGTGGACTCGATCACCGTGCTGTCTCGGCTGTGTCTGGCCTGGGCCAGGACGCAACCGCAGGCGTTTTCTGAGCGCACCGGCAAGCCGGACACGCGGGGCGCCTACGGCCTGCTTGGTACCGAGATGATCGCGGCGCTCACGCACCTGCAGCACGTACGCGACAAGCACGTCGTGTTCGTGGCGATTCTGGAAGAGAAGGTTGACGAGTTCAACCGGCGGTTTTTCGCGATCCAGCTCGAGGGCAGCAAGACCGCGCTGGAGTTGCCCGGTGTCATCGATGAGGTGATCACGCTGGCGCTGCTGCGTCCCGACCCACCGGCGGAAGGGAAGGCGGCTGCCGAGCCGGCGGAGCCGTTTCGAGCGTTCGTCACCAACACCGACAACGCCTGGGGCTACCCGGCCAAGGACCGCTCCGGCCAGCTGGACGCCCTGGAGGAACCACACCTGGGCAAGTTGATCGCCAAGACCGCGGCGCCCCGCAAGCCTGTGCCGCTGGCCGGCGCTACGACCCAACCGAATTTTTCCTGAATCCTGAGAACTAGACCATGACGTTTTGGAATGACTTCAACGACGCCGGCCGCCAGGTTGGTTTTGACCTGATCCCCAAAGGCACGCTGCTCAAGGTGCGCATGACGATCCGTCCAGGCAGCTACGACGATCCGTCCCGTGGTTGGACGGGCGGCTGGGCCACCGAATCCGAGCACACCGGCAGTGTGTATCTCGCCACCGAGTTCGTGGTGCTCGACGGGCCGTTTGCCAAGCGCAGGCTGTGGTCGATGATCGGCCTGTATTCGCCCAAGGGCGACGAATGGTCCAACATGGGCCGGGTCTTTGCGCGGGCCGCACTCAACTCCGCGCGTGGCGTGCATCCGGAGGACAACGGCCCCCAGGCCCAGGCCGCACGCAGGATCCGCGACCTCGGCGAACTCAATGGCTTGGTGTTCATCGGCCGTGTCGACATCGAGCTCGACAGCCGCGGCGATGCCCGCAACGTGATCCGGCAGGCGGTGGAACCGGACCACAAGGACTACGTGGCTCTCATGGCCGGCAACGCGCCGCCGGCGAACGCCGCCAATGCCGGTGTCGGCCGCGCACATGCACCCGCCGCGTCGGCGCCGGCACACGCCGCCCAAACGCGCCCGGCGGCCGGTTTCACGCGCCCAGCGTGGGCACAGTGAGGAGGGGGCGTGCAATGCTGGGTTTGTCGCCAACAAGCACGTGGCTACCGTCACTCGGACCTGCGCTTCCGCGTGGGCGATCCGCGTCGCCATCCGCCCGACTGGGCCTTCTGCTCGCGCCGCTGCCAGGACACCTTCCACGCCATGTACGGGGCTTGGCGCGAGACCGAGCCGCCGTTGTCCGAATCACTCACACGGGAGGCGTACATGCCTGAGACCACTGCGCAGCAGCGTGCTGCGATGCGCCGTTGCCTGCGGCCGTTCGGGAACGTGGCCGGCGAGATCGGCTTCGACAAGCCGTTGGCCCACTACGCCGAAGACGAGGCCCTGCGGGTGATCGAGGCCATCGTGTCCGCGTACACGGAGGCGATGGCACTCAATGCGCCGCGTGCACAGGCCGCCTCCATGGGGCAGAAGCGTTCCGTAGGACTGTCGGCGGATGCGTTCGCTGACTTGGAAGATGACATTCCGTGGTAACCGAGATGCTGGATTTCAATCACCGCAATCACCGCCCCAAAACCCGCAGCGCCATCGATCCGCGCCGCGCCCGTCGAGCTGCGCGTCCGCGCCCGCTGGTGACCATGCGAGTCGTGGAGCGGCTGCTGCTGCGCCACGTCCCCGTGCCGGTCACCGGCCTGCTGCCGGAACAGCGCCTGATCGTGGCGGTGCTCTGCCAGGCCATCGCCGATGCGCGCTATGCGGACCGAGCGCACCTGCAGGAGGACGCGGAGCGCTTCCTGCGCGGCGGCGATCTCGCGCAGGTGGCTGGGCTGATCGATCTCAACCCCGCGTTCGTTCGCGAGGTGGCGGTCAAGACCGGCTATCTCCTGGCAGCCGCTGACGAACTGCAAGAACGGAGCGCCGATGCTCGACTTCAATGACAGCCCATCGCAGGGCCGGGAGGGCGCTCGTCCCGCATCCTCGGACGGGGAGCGGGAGCGCATCCGGAGCCTGCTGCTCGACCGGCTGGACTCGGTGCTGGCCATCCTGTTCCCGGCTGGCAAGAAGCGCCGGCACAAGTTCGTGATCGGCGACATTCAGGGCAACCCCGGCGACAGCCTGGAAATCGTGCTCGACGGAGAGAAGGCTGGCTTGTGGACGGACCGCGCCACCGGCGACGGCGGGGATGTGTTTGCCATGATCGCAGGCAACCTGGGTGTCGACGTGCACGCGGACTTCCCGCGGGTACTGGCGCGCGCTGCCGACCTGCTTGGTCTCGTCAGCACGCAGCCGGTGCGACGCAAGCGCCGGGAGCCGGCGACGGACGAGCTCGGTCCCGAGACCGCCAAGTGGGACTACCTGGACGCCGCCGGCAAGCTGATCGGCGTGGTCTACCGCTACGATCCGCCCGGCCGGGGCAAGGAATTCCGGCCGTGGGACGCCAAGCGGCGCAAGATGGCCCCGCCCGAGCCGCGCCCGCTGTACAACCAGCCGGGGCTGGCGAGCGCCACGCAGGTGGTGCTGGTCGAGGGCGAGAAATGCGCCCAGGCCCTGATCGACGCCGGCATCGTTGCCACCACGGCGATGCACGGGGCGAACGCACCCGTGGAGAAGACCGACTGGTCGCCTCTCGCGGGCAAGATCGTGCTGATTTGGCCCGACCGGGACAAGCCGGGCTGGGAGTACGCAGCAAACGCGGCTCAGGCCATGCTGCGGGCGGGCGCCGTGTCGGTGGCCATTCTCGTACCGCCGGAAGATGCCCCAGAGGGCTGGGACGCAGCCGATGCCATCGAGGAAGAGTTCGACATCGGCGGCTATCTCGCGGCCGGTGCGCGGGTGCCCGTGATGCTTGAGGTGGACGAAACCGTGTCGGCCGACGTGCTGGAGGGCGTGGACTGGGAAACCGAGGACGGGCTGGCGACGGCCTTCACGCGCCGTTATGGCGACGACTGGCGCTACTGCTCCCTGTGGGGCAAATGGCTGGTCTGGACCGGCGTGCGATGGAATCCCGATCAGTTGCTCTACGTCACCCACCTGTCGCGGGGCATCTGCCGGGCGGCCTCGTTCAAGGCGGACACGCCGCGGCAGAAAGCCAAGCTGGCGAGCTCGTCGACCATCGCCTCGGTCGAGAAGATCAGCCGATCAGACCCGAAGCATGCGGCCACCGCCGACGAGTGGGATGCTGACGTCTGGGCGCTGAACACGCCGGGCGGCGTGGTCGACCTGCGCACGGGCCAACTGCGCGCGCACCGGCGCGAGGACCGGATGACCAAGATCACCACGGCGACGCCAGGAGGTGACTGTCCGACCTGGCGGCAGTTCCTTGCTGAAGTGACGGGCGGTGACGCCGAGTTGCAAGCCTACCTGCAGCGGATGGCGGGTTACGCCCTGACCGGGTCGACGCAGGAGCACGCGCTGTTCTTCCTGTATGGCACGGGTGCCAACGGCAAGTCGGTGTTCGTCAACACGCTGGCGACGATCCTGGGCGACTACGCGGTCAACGCGGCCATGGACACGTTCATGGAAACGCGTGCTGATCGGCATCCGACCGACATGGCGGGCCTGCGCGGCGCGCGTTTCGTGGCGGCCATCGAGACCGAGCAGGGACGGCGGTGGGCCGAATCGAAGGTCAAGAACCTGACGGGTGGCGACAAGATCTCCGCGCGCTTCATGCGCCAGGATTTCTTCGAGTTCTTCCCGCAGTTCAAGCTGTTTGTCGCGGGCAACCACAAACCGGCCATCCGCAACATCGATGAGGCGATGAAGCGGCGGCTGCACCTGATCCCGTTCACGATCACCGTGCCGCCCGAGCGCCGGGACAAACACCTGCAGCAGAAGCTGCTGGCCGAGCGGGGCGGCATCCTGGCGTGGGCCGTCCAGGGCTGTCTGGACTGGCAGCGATTGGGACGGCTGCAGCCGCCGCAACAGGTGCTGGACGCGACCGAGGAGTATTTCGAGGCCGAGGACGCGCTGGGTCGCTGGCTGGACGAGCGCTGTGTGCGAGAGGCCAACGCCAAGACGCTGACCGCCGAGTTGTTCAACGACTGGAAACAGTGGGCCGAAGCCGCAGGCGAGTTTGCCGGGTCGCAAAAGCGATTTGCTGATTTGTTGCTCATCCGCGGCGTCGAGAAATGGCGGAATACGGCGGGTTTGCGGGGCTTCCGAGGCGTGGGTCTGAAGCATCCGCCGATGCCGACCTATAGCCCGTACTCGGACAACTGAGCACCACGCCGACACATCCGACCGACGGATCGGACGGACTACGTCGTTAACTCTTATGCGTGCGTATACGCGCGCACCTTATGGAGGTTTCGATGTAATGCGTCCGATCCGTCGGTCCGAACAAAACGAAGGACTGAAACCATGACGACGACCCACGTCGCGCAACACCAGAACATCAAGCTTGGCGGGGCATTGCAGCCACTGTTGTTCCGAGACGCAGGAGGTGTGGCATGAAGATTCCCACACCGTCCTACCGATCCGCGCTGGCTCGCGCGCAACCCGAGGTCACGGACCTCGAAGCCTTCAAACGGCAAGGCTGGCGGGACCAGCGCATCCTCGTGGTCGCCGAAGCCGACAACCGCCTGGACTTCCTCGAACGCGAGCTGGTGCGCCGCATCGGTGAGCGGCTCTATGGCGAGGGAGGCAAGCGCCATGACCGATAGCTCGTCCGACTGGACGCTCGATTCGGTGGCGGCGCGTTTCGAGGAGGCGGCCCGTACCGGACGCACGCTGCCACCTGTGCGCGTGCAGGGCTACTTCCGAGTCTGGCCGCACATCGTGCGTGAGCAATGGGAGCGCTTGGCGGCGGACGAGCAGCCGCGTCACTACTACCCGCCCAGTCCCGCGGCCATCGACCGGATGCTCGAGACGATGCGGTGGGTGCAGTGGCTGGACGTGGACCATCGGCACCTGGTCTGGATGCGCGCACAGGGCGACGAATGGCAGTACATCGCCAAGCGCTATGCGTGCTGCATCAAGACGGCGCAACGGCGCTGGCAGCGCGCCATGCAGACCGTGGTCAGCCGGCTCAACGGAGGTGACCTCGCGAGCTGTTAGTAATATTGAGCAATATCGGCAACGCCTGCGGAGGATTGCGGGGCGTTGCTATTGGTTGATAAGCCAACGCAAAAAGGGGGGTGTCGCATCGTCCCCGAAAAGCGGTACATTTACGCCTATCGTGACGACATGAGCGCCGGGGCCGCGAGGCCCCCCAGGGGGCGAAGGGGTCCTTCCTAGCCAAAGCGCAATACGGGAGGCACACGCGCAACGCTTGCCTACCGTCAGGGTGCGAACCCAGGTTCGCACGGTTCGCGGTTCGCACCCCCACCCGGTTCGCACGACTCCATTCCACGCCCGCCCACGGCCCGTCCGTCGGCGGGCGTTTTCATTTCCACACGGCCTGCGCCGGGACTTGATCCCGCGCGGGCCGTTTCCGTTTGGGAACCCGAAACAGAACATGCTCAACGTCGAGTACCGCAAGGTCGAGGCGCTGATTCCCTACGCCCGTAATCCCAGGACCCATAGCGAAGAGCAGGTGGCGAGGATCGCCGCCAGCATCGTGGAGTACGGCTGGACCAACCCGGTCCTGATCGATGGCGAGAACGGCGTGATCGCGGGCCATGGGCGCCTGGCCGCCGCGCGCAAGCTCGGCATGGACGAGGTCCCGGTGATTGAATTGGCGCACCTGTCGCCGACACAGAAGCGCGCACTCATCCTCGCTGACAACCGCATCGCGCTCGACGCGGGCTGGGATGACGAGCTGCTGGCGCTGGAATTCGCGGAACTGGCCGACGCCGGCTACGACCTGGCGCTGACCGGATTCGACTACAACGAGATCGATGCACTGCTGGTCGATGACCTGGGGAAGGCCGAGGATGATGGGCAGGGCGACCCGGAACCGGACGCAGCGGACGACGTGCCCGCCGCATCGGCGGTGCCGGTGTCGCGGCCGAGCGACGTCTGGCTCCTGGGCGAGCACCGTCTGATCTGTGGCGATGCCACCGATGCCGCGGTGATCGCAGCCCTGATGGCGGGCCAGCACGCGGACCTATGCTTCACCTCGCCGCCGTACGCCAACCAGCGCACCTACACCACCGGCGGCATCGCTGACTGGGACGTGCTGATGCGCGGCGTGTTTGGCAACCTGCCGATGGCAGGCGATGGCCAGGTGCTCGTCAACCTCGGGCTGGTCCACCGCGACAGCGAGGTTGTGCCGTACTGGGACGGGTGGATCGGCTGGATGCGCACGCAGGGCTGGCGGCGGTTCGGCTGGTACGTCTGGGACCAGGGGCCGGGCATGCCCGGCGACTGGATGGGCCGTCTGGCGCCATCCTTCGAGTTCGTCTTCCATTTCAACCGGGAACCCCGTCGTCCGAACAAGACGGTACCGTGCAAGTTCGCCGGCCAGGACGAGCACTTGCGTGCGGACGGCACGTCGACCTCGATGCGGGGCAAGGACGGCGTTCGGGGAAGCTGGGCCCATGAGGGCACGGTCACGCAGGACACCCGGATTCCGGATTCGGTGATCCGCGTGATGCGGCACAAGGGCAAGATCGGCAAGGGCATCGACCACCCGGCCGTGTTCCCGGTTGCGCTGCCGGAGTTCGTGATCGAGGCGTACTCGGATGCCAGCGATGTCGTGTTCGAGCCGTTCGGAGGCAGCGGCACCACCATGCTGGCCGCCCAGCGCACCGGTCGGCTATGCCGCAGCGTTGAGGTCGCGCCCGAATACGTGGACGTCGCGATCAAGCGCTTCCAGCAGAACTTCCCGGAGGTGCCGGTGACACTGCAGTCGACCAGGCAGTCCTTCGAGGCGGTCTCGGCGGAGCGGATGGCGGGCGAGGAGGTGGTGAAATGACGGCCTCCTGGCTCGCAGGCAAGATCGAACACTGGCCGATCCAGCGGCTGGCCCCCTACGCGGCAAACGCCCGGACGCACTCCGACGAGCAGATCGCACAGATCGCCGCCAGCATCGTCGAGTTCGGATTCACCAACCCCATCCTGGTCGGTCGTGACGGCATCATCGTCGCAGGCCACGGCAGGCTCGTCGCCGCCCGGAAACTGGGCCTGGAGTCGGTGCCGGTGATCGTGCTCGATCACCTGAGCCCCACGCAACGCCGTGCCCTGGTGATCGCGGACAACCGCATCGCCGAGAACGCGGGCTGGGACGAAGCGGTGCTGCGCGCCGAGCTGGCTGCGCTCGAAGCGGCGGACTTCGACCTGTCGTTGACGGGCTTCGACGCCGACGCGCTGGCCGAGCTGATGGACGAAGGCGAGGGCGACGGAGAGGCGGCGGATGCTCCGTTGCCGGAAGTCCCTGAGGATCCGATCTCCCGGCCGGGGGACATTTGGGTGATGGGCGAGCATCGCCTCCTCTGTGGTGATGCGACTGTTGCTGAGCACTACGATCGGCTGCTGCAGGGCGAACCGGTGGACATGGTCTTCACGGATCCGCCATACAACGTGAACTACGCCAACACGGCCAAGGACCGCGAGCGCGGCACGAGCCGGGCCATCCTGAACGACAACCTGGGTGGCGGCTTCCACGACTTCCTGCTGGCCGCGCTGACGCCGCTGGTCGCCAACTGCCGGGGCGCCATCTACGTGGCCATGTCCTCCAGCGAACTGGACGTGCTGCAGGCGGCGTTCCGCGAAGCGGGCGGGCACTGGTCGACCTTCATCATCTGGGCCAAGGATCGCTTCACGCTCGGGCGCGCGGACTACCAGCGGCAGTACGAGCCGATCCTGTATGGATGGGCGGAGGGTGCGCAGCGACATTGGTGCGGCGATCGCGACCAGGGGGACGTCTGGCAGATCAAGAAGCCCGCCCGGAACGACCTGCACCCGACGATGAAGCCGGTGGAACTGGTGGAGCGGGCGATTCGCAATTCGAGCCGGCCGGGCGACGTGGTGCTCGACGCGTTCGGCGGTTCGGGTACGACGCTGATTGCGGCAGAGAAGGCGGCGCGCGTGGCGCGCCTGATCGAACTGGATCCCAGGTACGCCGACGTGATCGTCAGGCGTTGGGAGGAATACACCGGTGAGACGGCTATCCGCGAGGCGGCAGACCGAGAGGTGTGCGCCAATTGAGCCGTTTCTTGGCGGCCGGTTCCACCGCCTGCTCTTCCGCGATGCGCTTGAGCAGTTGCAAGCTCTGGAGATCGCGGGGGAGCACCGTGGTCAGCAGGCGGATGACCTGCTCGATGGAGATGTCCGGGCGGCGGTTCTAGATCAACCAGCGCAGCGCCTGCTCGCGCTCGGATGCGTGGGTGTGGGGAGGGGTGCGCATCGTGTGCTCCTTGATGTTGGCCGTTGCGATGACAGTAGTAACGCGCTGTTCGATGCCAAAGCCAAGCCTCACCTGTCGCGAATGCGGCGCTACTTCGCATCAGCGCGGAAACCGCCCCGGAGGGCGGCATCGACATACAGCAGGTGGATCAGGATTCGGGGTCTTGGGCGTACAGGTCCCCGCTGGTGATATCGGCGACGTAGACGACGTTGCGGAAGTCGCCGGGTTCATCGGCGATGCTGACGCCGCCGATCGCCGCGAGCGCGACACCGTATTTGCGCGTGAGGGCGGTGAGCTCGGTGACGAAAGCGTTGTAGTTGGCGGTGGTGATGTCCATGTTTGTGTCCTCTTGGTTGATGTCGTTGCGACACCTGTATGAACGCGCTGTTCGACCGCGAAGCCAAGCGGTTGGACCAAACGCAACGCAGACAATTTGAGCTTGGCTTACGCGACTGACAGCGCGTTACTGGTGCCATCACAACAGCGCCACGGAGCGCACAATGCAAAGGACGCATCAAGTAATCAAAACCACCAACCGGGAGAGCGGCTTCTGCGGTGCGATGCTGCATAGCGCCGACGCGGCTTGGCCCCTCGCCATGCTGGCGATCCCCCAGAAAACCGGTGCTGCCCCGCGGGTGGTGCGGTTCTTTCTGAATATACTGCGTCTTCTGATTCCGACTATCGGGCAAGACTAAGAATGAATCATCCAGCGCCCCATGCCGACGCCTTGCTTGGCGAATTGCGCGAGCTGATTGAAGACGCTCGGCGCCAAGTTGCGCGCACGGCGAATGCAGCGCTGACGATGACCTACTGGCGCATTGGCAAGCGCCTGCTCGCGGAAAACCTCAGCGAAGGCCGCGCTGCCTACGGCCAACAGATTCTTGCATCGCTGGCGCAATCATTGGAGCGCGAGTTCGGCAAGGGCTTCAGCTACTCGGCCTTGACCAGGATGGTCCGTTTTGCCGAGCTGTTTCCCGACGGGCAGATTCTTGTGTCACTGATACAAGAATTGACCTGGACGCACTTCCTGGCGATCCTGCCGCTGAAAGACCCGCTAGCCCGCGAGTTCTATGCCGAAATGTGCCGGGTCGAGCGCTGGAGCGTCCGCACGCTACGCCAGAAGATCGGCGGCATGCTGTTTGAGCGTACCGCACTGTCGAAGCACAGCGAGGACGTCGTGCGGCAGGAACTGGCGTCGTTGCGCGGCGGCCAGTTGTCACCCGAACTGGTGTTCCGTGACCCGTACCTGCTTGATTTCCTCGGCCTCTCGGGCACCTGGAGCGAAAAGGACCTGGAAGTAGCCATCCTGCGCGAGATGGAAGCCAATGGGCAGTGGCTTCTGCTTCGTCGCCCGCCAGAAGCGTATGACGGTGGGCAAGGACGATTTCTACCTGGACTTGCTGTTCTACCATCGCCACCTTCGGCGCCTCGTGGCCGTCGAACTCAAACTGGAATCCTTCCAGCCAGCGCATACCGGCCAAATGGAACTGTATTTGCGCTGGCTGGACAAGCACGAGCGTGCACCGGGTGAGGAAGCTCCAATTGGCCTGATTCTGTGTGCCAGCGCCGACGCCGAGCAGGTCGAGTTACTGCAGCTTGACGACAAGTCAATCCGCGTCGCCGAATATCTAGTCGAATTGCCGCCGGCCGAGGTACTGCGCGAACGACTGCACCGGGCGATTGAGCATGCGCGCGAACGTGATGTTGCCCAGCAATTGCCTGACAACAACAAGCCGGAATGAGGAAGGAAGCCAAGCGCTGTTCGCAGCCTTCTGCGGGGTCGCCGCTTTCGCGGCCGACCCCGCGCGACATCAGGCGGCCTGGTCGCTTTGCTCATCCGTCGTTTCGATCCGGTAAACGCGTTCGCCGCTGGCCGGCTTGTGAGACGTGATGGCCAGGCCGAGCCGCTTCTTGAAGGTGCCGGCAAACGCGCCGCGCACGGTGTGGGCTTGCCAGCCGGTGGCCTTACAGATTTCGCTGATCGTTGTCCCTTCGGGGTGGCGCAGCATCGCGATCACCTGGGCCTGCTTGCTGTTCTCCCGCGTGCGTGGCGCCTTGCGCGGCGCATCGGGTTCTGCGGCGGCCTCTTCGGGCTGCGGTGCATCGAGCCCCAGTGTGCCGTAGCCTTCGGCCGCAACCAGCCAGTCGTCGCCGGCGGCGGCAATCAGGTCCCGTTTGACCAAGCCTTCGAGCACCTTCTTGCGTGCCCCGCCTTTGATGTTGTCGGGGAACCATTCGATCTTGCCGCCGGTGTTCTGGATGGCGTAGGCGAGGATGGCGTGTTGTGTCGGGGTCAGTTGTTGCGTCGTCATGTGCTTCTCCTTCGGGGTGGTTTGAACGTGACGTGATGAACGCGCTGTCCGGCACAGAAGCCAAGCGCAATCCGCAAAAGAACCAGCCAAATCCAGATGGGAATTTCGATTCGCGCCTATGCACGGCATCGGGGCGTGTCCGATGCCGCCGTGCGCAAGGCCATCGCCACCGGCCGCATCACGCCGGAAGCCGATGGCACCGTCGATCCGGACCGCGCCGACGCCGAATGGGCACGCAACACTGAAGCGCCGCGTAACGGCACGCGCACAAGGCCCGCCAGGGTCGCTGTGCCGCAGGAGGGAGGGCAGGCCCCGGACGGGTCAGCGTCGTCGCCCACGGGCGGCACGTCGCTGCTGCAGGCCCGTACCGTCAACGAGGTGGTCAAGGCGCAGACCAACAAGGTCCGCTTGGCCCGCCTCAAGGGCGAGCTGGTGGACCGCTCGCAGGCCATCGCGCATGTCTTCACGCTGGCGCGCGCCGAGCGCGATGCATGGTTGAACTGGCCGGCGCGCGTCTCCGCGCAGATGGCGGCAACCCTGGGCGTCGACCCACACCCGATGCACGTCGCGCTGGAAGCGGCCGTGCGTGACCACCTGCAGGAGCTGGGCGAGCTGCGCCCGCGCGTGGATTGATGCTGGTAGCGGATTACGAAGGCGCTGCCGAGATCGAGCGCGCCTGGCGTGAGGGGTTGACGCCGGATCCGCTGCTCACCGTCTCCGAGTGGTCGGACCGCCACCGCATGTTGTCGAGCAAGGCGTCGGCGGAGCCCGGGCGCTGGCGCACCAGCCGCACGCCGTACCTGCGCGCGATCATGGATTGCCTGTCGCCGACTTCGCCCATCGAGCGGGTGGTCTTCATGAAGGGGGCACAGGTTGGCGGCACCGAGTGCGGCAGTTGCTGGATCGGTTACGTCATCCACCACGCACCCGGTCCCATGATGGCGGTCTGGCCGACGGTGGAGATGGCCAAGCGCAACTCCAAGCAGCGAATCGACCCGCTGATCGAGGAGTCCCCGGTGCTGGCCGAGCGCATCGCGCCGGCCCGCTCGCGCGACTCGGGCAACACCATCCTGGCCAAGGAATTCCGGGGCGGTGTGCTGGTCATGACCGGCGCCAACAGTGCCGTGGGCCTGCGCTCGATGCCGGTGCGGTACCTGTTTCTCGATGAGGTCGATGGCTACCCGCTGGACGTCGAGGGCGAAGGCGATGCGATCTCGCTCGCCGAAGCCCGGACGCGTACCTTCGCGCGGCGCAAAATCCTCATCGTGTCGACGCCGACGATTGCCGGCGCCAGCACCATCGAACGCGAATATGACGCCTCCGACCAACGCCGCTACTTTGTGCCGTGCCCGCACTGCGACCATCGCCAGTGGCTGCGCTTCGAGCAGCTACGCTGGACCCAGGGCGAGCCGCAGACGGCCGCCTACATCTGCGAAGCCTGCGACGCGCCCATCCATGAGCACCACAAGGCGTGGATGCTGGAGCAGGGCGAGTGGCGGGCGATGGCGGAAGCAAGCGGACGCACGGCGGGCTTCCACCTGTCCTCGCTCTACAGCCCGGTGGGCTGGCGCAGCTGGCGCGACATCGCCGCGGCCTGGGAGAGCGCGGTGAGCAAGGAATCCGGCTCGGCGGCAGCGATCAAGACCTTCCGCAATACCGAGCTTGGTGAAACCTGGGTCGAGGAGGGCGAGGCCCCGGACTGGCAACGGCTGCTGGAGCGGCGCGAGGACTATGCCATCGGCACCGTGCCGGCAGGCGGCCTGCTGCTCTCGGCCGGTGCCGACGTGCAGCGGGACCGCATCGAGGTCTCGGTCTGGGCGTTCGGGCGAGGCAAGGAGGCGTGGCTCGTGGAGCACCGCGTGCTGATGGGCGATACCGCCCGCGACGCGGTGTGGAAGCGGCTCGCCGAACTCGTCAATGAGCAGTGGACACACGCCAGCGGCGTATCGATGCCGCTGGCGCGCCTCGCGCTCGACACCGGCTTCGCCACGCAGGAGGCATACACCTTCGTGCGCGCCTGCCGGGATGCCCGGGTGATGGCCGTCAAGGGCTCCGCGCGCGGCGCCGCGTTGATTGGTACGCCCACGCCAGTCGACGTCATGCGCAATGGCAAGAAATTGCGCCGGGGCATCAAGCTGTTCACGGTGGCGGTCGGCATCGCCAAGCTGGAGTTCTACAACAACCTGCGCAAGGCCGCCGACGTGGCAGAAGATGGCGTGACGGTCTCGTTCCCGTCCGGCTTCGTACACCTGCCGAAGGTGGACGGAGAGTTCCTGCAGCAGCTGTGCGCCGAGCAACTGATCACCCGTCGCGACCGCAACGGCTTCCCCGTCCGCGAATGGCAAAAGATGCGCGAGCGCAACGAGGCGCTCGACTGCTACGTGTACGCGCGGGCGGCCGCCAGCGCCGCCGGCCTCGACCGCTTCGAGGAGCGCCACTGGCGCGAGCTGGAGCGGCAACTGGGCCTGGCACCGCCGCCCGATGTACCGCTCCCAACCGAACCATCGGTCCCCATAGATGCCACCGCTCGCGGTGGCATCGCCGTTTCTGGGGCCCGCCAATCCAGCCGGCGCGTGATCAAGAGCCGCTGGCTGTCCTGAGCACCTCGGTGCTCCTCATTCTGTTACCCGGAGTTCCTCCCCCATGAGTTTGCAGACTCGCATCGAATCCCTCGTCCAGCGCCTGGCGTCGGAGTTCAAGACCATTCACGACCAGGTGGGCTCGCTCGCCCGCCTGTCGACCACCGACAAGACCAGCCTTGTCTCGGCGATCAACGAACTGCGTGCGCAGTTCGACAAGATCGCCAGCGCAGCGCTGATCGATGACAGCAACGCGGCCGGCACCACAACCACCTTCTCCGCCTCGCGCATTACCGGCCTGCTCGATGCGCTCAAGGCCGACCTGCTGGGCGGCGCCGATGCGGCCTTCGACACGCTCAAGGAGCTGCAGGAGGCGATCCTCAAGGACCAGACCGGCATTGCCGCGCTGCTGGCCGCCGTGGACCGCCGCGTGCGCTTCGATGCCGCGCAGGCGCTGACCGCCGACGAGCAGACCCAGGCCCGCCAGAACATCGGCGCGGTGGCGGCCGCCGCCATCGGCGACCCCGAGACCGACTACGTGCCGGCCTTCGAGGCGGCGCTGGCCGGCGCCTGATCCGGCGGCCATGTCGCTGACCGGACACATCGCTGAGCTCGCCGCCGCCATCGCCCTGGAGGTCCGCGCGCGCATCACCGCAGATCACCCGGGTCTTGCCCGCGCCTGGGTCAACTTCGGCGCGGCCGGCGACCAGGCGGTGATCCGGTCGGCCTTCAACGTCGATAGCGTGATCCGCGTCGGCACAGGCAAGTACCGCGTGGTCTTCGCCGAACCGATGCCCGACGACACCTACTGCTGGGTAGCCGTCGCCCGCAATGCGGGCCGGCAGTCCGCCATGAAGGTCGCTGGTGCCCGCGTGCGCGCTGAGGCCAAGACCGCCGCGTTTGTGGAGGTCATCTGCACAACGGCCGCCGGAACGCTATCGGATTCGTCTGAATTCAACCTGATCGTATTTCGCTGATGGCATACACCGAAGCGCAACTGCAGGCGCTGGAAGCCGCGCTCGCACGCGGCGAGCGGCGCGTCACCTTCCAAGACAAAACCGTCGAGTACCGGACCGTCGATGAGCTCAAGCTCGCGATCCGCGAGGTCAAGCGCGGGCTGTTCGAGCAGGCCGCAGCAACCGGCCTGTGGCCGGGCGCCCCTCGCCAGATCCGTGTGACGACCGGCAAAGGGTTTTGATGGCCCGAGCTGTCTCCCGAACCTCGGGACGAGCTCAGGCCGGCTGGTTCGGCCGGATCCGCAGCCTGTTCGGCCAGCCGCCGGTCCACGAGGCCGCCGGCCGGGGCCGGCGCGCGCTCGCGTGGCGGCCCGGCAACCCGGGCGCGGTGGCGGCGCTGCTCGCCAGCGGCGAGGACCTGCGCATCAGGAGCCGCGACCTCGTGCGGCGCAACGCCTGGGCGCAGGCCGGCATCGAGGCCTTCGTCGCCAATGCGGTCGGCACCGGCATCAAACCGCAGAGCTTGTCCACGGACGACGCCTTCAAGGCCGACGTGCAGGCCCTGTGGCGCGACTGGACCGCGGAAGCGGATGCCGCCGGCCAGACCGACTTCTACGGCCTGCAGGCGCTCGCCTGCCGCGCGATGCTGGAAGGGGGTGAATGCCTGATCCGGCTGCGCCCGCGCCGCGAGGACGATGGTCTGGCCGTGCCGCTGCAACTGCAACTGCTGGAGGCCGAGCACCTGCCGATGACCCTGAACGTCGATCTGCCGTCCGGGAATGCGGTGCGCTCGGGCATCGAGTTCGACAACCTGGGCCGGCGCGTGGCCTACCACCTGTACCGCTCGCATCCGGACGACGGCAGGCTCGCGCCGATGTCGGGGCAGGGCGGGCTCGATACCGTGCGGGTCGACGCGAGCGAGATCATCCACCTGTACCGCGTGCTGCGGCCCGGCCAGATCCGGGGCGAGCCGTGGCTGTCGCGGGCGCTGGTGAAGCTCAACGAGCTCGACCAGTACGACGACGCGGAGCTGGTGCGCAAGAAGACCGCCGCGATGTTCGCCGGCTTCGTCACGCGGCAGAGCCCCGAGGACAACCTGATGGGCGAGGGCCTGCCGGACGAGGCTGGTATCTCGCTGCTCGGGCTGGAGCCGGGGACGCTGCAGATTCTGGAGCCGGGCGAGGACATCAAGTTCTCGGATCCGGCCGATGTCGGCGGCTCCTATGGCGAGTTCCTGCGCACGCAGTTCCGCGCCGTCGCTGCGGCGCTCGGCATTACCTATGAGCAGTTGACCGGGGACCTGAGCGGCGTCAACTACTCGTCCATCCGGGCGGGGTTGCTGGAGTTCCGCCGCCGCTGCGAGATGGTGCAGCACAGCGTGCTGGTCCACCAGATGTGCCGCCCGGTGTGGGCCGCCTGGATGAAGCAGGCGGTGCTGTCCGGTGCGCTCACGGCTCCTGGCTTTGCGCGCGGTGGCGCGGCCCGGCGTCGCCAATACCTGCAGGTCAAGTGGATCCCGCAGGGCTGGCAGTGGGTGGACCCCGAGAAGGAGTTCAAGGCCATGCTGCTGGCCATCCGTGCGGGCCTGATGAGCCGCTCGGAAGCCATCTCGACCTTCGGCTACGACGCCGAGGACATCGATCGCGAGATCGCCGCCGACAACGCCCGCGCCGATGCGCTCGGGCTGGTCTTCGATTCCGACCCGCGCCACACCGCCAAGGACGGCGCCCCCGCCGCGTCTCGCGCGGACGCAACCGCTGGCGAACCCGTCGCCGCCTGAAGGACTTCCATGACCCTGTTGCCTCATCTGGCGACACGCCTGTTCGGCGTGCCGCTGGCGATCTATCGCCCCAAGCTCGACGTGATCCTGTCGGTGCTGGGCCCGCGCGTGGGCCTGGCCGACCTGGCGCCGCCGGGCGACTACACACCGCCCGCGCGCAACCCGGCCACGGGCCACGCCCCGATCGCCGTGATCCCGATCCACGGCACGCTGGTGCGGCGCACCGTGGGCCTGGAGGCCGAGTCGGGGCTGGCCAGCTACACCGCCATCGGCGACCAGCTGGACGCAGCCCTGGCCGACCAGGGTGTCGCCGCGATCCTGCTCGATGTCGACAGCCCGGGCGGCGAGTCGAGCGGTGTGTTCGATCTCGCCGACCGGATCCGTGCTGCCGCCGCCGTGAAGCCGGTCTGGGCGGTGGCCAACGACATGGCGTTCTCGGCGGCCTACGCGCTCGCCAGCGCCGCGTCGCGGGTCTTCGTCTCGCGCACGGGCGGGGTCGGCTCAATCGGCGTGATCGCCATGCATGTCGACCAGTCCGTCAAGGACGCCAAGGACGGCATCCACTACACGGCGGTCTTCGCCGGTGCCCGCAAGAACGACCTCAACCCGCACGCGCCGATCACCGACGAAGCGCAGGCGCAACTGCAGGCCGAGGTGAGCCGCATCTACGGGCTGTTCGTCGCGACCGTGGCCAGTTATCGCGGGCTGTCGGTCGAGGCGGTGACCGCCACCGAAGCGGGGTTGTTCTTCGGCCCGGACGCTGTCACCGCCGGCCTGGCCGACGCCGTCGGCACGTTCGAGGACGCGCTCGCCCAACTCAATGCATCCCTCTCTTCTACCGCGCCGGCCATGACGGCGCGCGGCGTTTCTCTCAACCCTCAGATGGACTGTTCCATGACCACTCAACCTGATCCCGCTGCAGTCAGCGTGCCGGCTGCGGAAGCACCTGGTGCCACTGCCCAACCTCCGGTGCTTGCATCGCCGCCGGTAGCCCCGGTCGCCAGCCACACCGACGCCGTGGAGATCGCCCAGCTGTGCACGCTGGCTGGCCGTGCCGACCTGATCGCCGGCTTCCTTGAGGCGCGCGCCACGCCCGAGCGCGTGCGCAGCCACCTGCTCGCCGCGCGGGCCGAGGCGTCGCCCGAGATCGCGAGCCGCATCGATCCGCAGACGCCAGTCGTCTCGGCCGACGCAGGTCATCCCGCATCCCCCCGCAATCCATTGCTCCAGGCCGTCAAGAAGCGCCTGGGCATTCAGTAATCACGACCCATGCCTGTCCTTCAAGAACCACTCAATCTAGGCGATCTCCTCAAATACGAGGCGCCCAACCTGTACTCGCGCGAGCGCGTCACCGTGGCCGCCGGCCAGACCCTGTCCCTGGGCACTGTGGTCGGCATGGTGACCACCACGGGCAAGGTCAAGCAGCTTGACCCGTCCGCCACCGATGGCAGCCAGTATGCCGCTGGCGTGCTGATGCAGGAGTGCGACGCCCACCTGGCCGACCGTGACGACGGCCTCCTCATCGCGCGCCACGCCATCGTCGCCAGCCACGCGCTGCAGTGGCCCGCCGGCATCGCCGCCGTCGAGCAGCACGCCGCGATCTCTCAACTCAAGGCACTGGGGGTCCTGGTGCGCGTCGGAGCCTGATCGACCATGCAGAATCCGTTCACCAATCCTGCCTTCCAGATGGCCTCGATGACGGCGGCCATCAACCTGATTCCGAACCGGTACGGCAAGCTGGAGCAGATGAATCTGTTTGCGCCCAAGCCCGTGCGCACGCGCCAGATCATCGTGGAGCAGCGCGAGGGCGTGCTGACGCTGCTGCCCACGCTGCCGCCCGGCTCGCCCGGTACGGTCGGCACGCGTGGCCGGCGCAACCTGCGTTCGTTTGTCATCCCCCACATCCCGCACGATGACGTGGTGCTGCCCGAAGCGGTGCAGGGGCTGCGCGGTTTCGGTTCGGAGACCGAACTGGAATCCGTGTCGAACGTAATGGCCGAGTGCCTGGAGACGATGCGCAACAAGCACGCCATCACGCTTGAGCATCTGCGCATGGGCGCGCTCAAGGGGCAGATTCTCGACGCGGACGGCTCCACCCTCTACAACCTGTTCGAGGAGTTCCGCATCCAACAGAAGGCGATGAATTTCGAGTTGGCTGTCGACAAGACCGAGGTCCGGAACAAATGCACGGACGTGCTCAGCATGATCGACGATTCCCTGCTCGGCGAAGTCACAACCGGCGTGCACTGCCTGTGCTCGACCGATTTCTTCAAGGCGCTGGTCAGCCAGAAGACCGTCAAGGAGGCCTATTCGCGATGGCGCGAGGGGATCATGCTGATCAATGACGTGCGTGCCGGCTTCGAGTTCGGCGGCATCACCTTCGAGGAGTACCGGGGCAAGGCGTCCGACGCGAACGGCAAGGTGCGCAGCTTCATTGAGCCCGGCGAGGCGCACGCGTTCCCGGTGGGCACCCTGGACACGTTCGCGACCTACTTCGCGCCGGCCGACTTCAACGAGACGGTCAACACGCTGGGCCAGCCGATGTACGCCAAGCAGGAGCCGCGCAAGTTCGATCGCGGCACCGATGTGCACACCCAGGCCAACCCGCTGCCGATGTGTCTGCGCCCCGGCGTGCTGGTCAAGCTGACGGCGGGTTGATGGATATCGTAGAAACCCTCTATGAGGCCGCCGCCAATGCTGGACTGCTGACGGAATGTATTTGGCGGCCGTCCGACGGCAGCCCGCAGCAGACCCCGTGGGTCGGCTTCGCCGCGCCCGACGAGACGCTGCTCGACGGCCTGACGGTCAGCACCGAGTACGTGATGTCCTATCCCGCCACGGTCCTGGTGGGGCTTGGATCCCGCGAGACCGTCGAGATCGGTGGCGCGCTCTATCACGTGCGGGACGTGCGGACCGTCGGCGACGGCTCCGAGGTCCGCGCCAAGCTCACTCGCCTGTAATCCACTGCGATCCCCATGGCAGTCAACTCTGTCCGCGAGCGGATCCTGCTCGCGGTGATGGCGGCCGTCCGTGCGCCGGTCCAGGCGCTCGGCGCGACGCTGCACCGCTCGCCGGCCGTCGCCATCGCGCGCGAGCAGTGTCCGGCGCTCGTGGTGCATCCGGAGAGCGACGCCATCACCAGCCGGGCCAACGACCGTGTCACGCGCGAGTTGACCGTGCGGGTGACGGCACTGGCCCGCGCCGTGCCGCCTGTCGCGCCGGAGACGCTGGCTGACCAACTGCTGACCGCCGCGCACGCCGCGCTGATGGCCGACGTGAATTGCGGTGGCTTGGCGCTCGGCCTCCACGAGCTGGATGCCGAGTGGGACGTCGAGGACGCCGACGCCGTCGCGGCCGCGATTCCGGCCCGCTACCGCATCACCTATCGGACTCTGGCCGCCGACCTGGCGACGCCGGCCTGAAGCCCACCTGAGCGCTGATTTACCCGCCCCGCAGGGCGGGACAGCGGCACTGACAGCAGCCCTTCGAGAGCCCCGTTCGGGCGGCTCTCGCCCCCGTACCCATTTCTGCGTCACGCAAGGATTTTCCCAACATGAGTACCTACGCTTCCTTCCAGGGGCGCGTCTTCCTCGGCAAGCGAGATGCCGCGGGCGCGCCTTACGAGGTGCGCTCGCCCGGCAACGTGGCCGAGCTGAAGCTGTCCCTCAAAACGGACGTGCTGGAACACTATGAGAGTCAGTCCGGCCAGCGCACGCTGGACCACCGGATGGTCAAACAGAAGTCGGCCACTCTCAACCTGACCATCGAGGAGTTCACCCGCGAGAACCTCGCGCTGGTCCTGTATGGCAATCACATCACCGGCGACGGCGGCACGGTCAACGACGAGCCGATCGGCGGTGCCGAACCGCTGGTAGGCGACCGCTACTTCCTGGCGCACCCCAAGGTGTCGAAGCTGGTGCTCAAGGACAGCGCCACCAAGTCCGCGACCCTGGTGGCCGGTGTGGACTACACCGCCGATGTCGACTTCGGCTCGGTTCAGTTCCTGCGCCTGGACGACGGCGCCACGCCGCCGGTGCCGTATGTGAAGCCGTTCAAGGCGAGCTATGCCTTCGGCGTGACCACCGAGATCGGCATCTTTACGCAGCCGCTGCCCGAGCGCTACCTGCGCCTGGAGGGTCTGAACACCGCCCAGGGCAATGCCAAGGTGTTGGTGGAGCTGTACCGCGTGGCGTTCGACCCGCTCAAGGAGCTGTCGCTCATCTCGGACGACTACAACAAGTTCGAAATGGAAGGCTCGCTACTGGCGGATCCGACCAAGCCGTTCGATGCGGTGCTCGGCCAGTTCGGTCGCATCGTGATGTGAGACCCGCCATGAACGATCTGGACAAACTCATCCCGCAGCCGGCCGAACTCGCCGTGGGCGGGGAGGTGCTCGCCATCCAGCCGCTCAAGGTGGGGCGGCTGCCGGATTTCCTGCGCGCGATCTCGCCGACGCTGCAGCAGCTTCAGGCGCCGCAGATCGACTGGCTCAGCCTCTTCATCGAGCATGGCGACGATCTGCTGCAGGCTGTCGCGGTCGCAGTGGACAAGCCGCGTCCCTGGGTCGATGCGCTCGCGGCCGACGAGGCGATCCTGCTGGCGGCCAAGGTGGTCGAGGTGAACGCGGATTTTTTTACCCGGACGGTGCTGCCCAGGCTCGACGGCCTGATCGGCCAGGTGGTGAGACCGGCGCCATCTGGTTCGATGCCATCCAACGGTTGATCGACCACGGCCACCGCTTGCCCGACATCCTCGGCTACACCCTAGCCCAGGTGCGGGGCTTCTTGGGCGCTACGGTGTGCGCGGAGGCCGCGCGCGATGCTCGCTTGCTGTCGCTGATCGCCATCGGCACGCGGGGCGACGCGCGCAATCTCGAGCGCACGCTCGACCAGCTCAACGACAAGGCAACCCGCCATGCGGATTTCCGTTCGAATCGATAGCGCTGCGGCGCAGGCACAACTGCGCCGCTGGGTGGGAGAGTTTCGTCCAAAGGTGAAGCAGGCCGTCGCACAGGCGATGGCTGGTGAGGCAACCGAGTTGCGGCAGGAGATGCGCGATCACGTCGCTGGGCAGATGCGGGTGGTGAAGCGCTCGTTCCTCAAGGGCTTCACGGCCAAGGTACTGGACAAGGACCCGAAGCGTTTGCCGGCGCTCTACGTGGGCTCGCGTGTGCCGTGGTCAGCCATCCACGAGCGGGGTGGTGTGATCGCGGGCCGGCTGCTGATTCCGCTGTACGGGCGCGTCGGCCGAAAGCGCTTCAAGGCGCAAATCGCCGAACTGATGCGCGGCGGGAACGCGTACTTCGTGAAGAACGATCGGGGGAACGTGGTGCTGATGGCCGAGAACATCGGGGAGCACGACCGGCCGATGGCCGGCTTCAAACGCCGCTACCGCAAGGCCGAGGGCGTCAAGCGCATGAAGCGCGGTGCGGATGTTCCGATTGCGGTGCTGGTGCCGCGTGTCGTGCTCAGGAAGCGGCTCGACATCGACCAGTTGGTGGCGCGGCGTATCCCGCGCCTGTCCGCTGCCATCGAGGCGCGCATCCGGCAACTGGGCTGACCGGTGTGCGCCTCGTGGCAGGCCGGCGATGCCGGCCGGTGTATCAGGCGATCAGGAACTTGTCGCGGTTCTTGCCGATCCAGGCCGGGGCGCGGCCGCGGCCGGTCCAGGTGGCGCCAGTCTTCGGGTCGCGGTATTTGGGGGCCGCTGCAGTTTTGGGGCCACGCTTGGCGGCGCGCTTCGGTGCCAGGCCGATGTCCTCGGCGGTCAGGCCGTACTCCTGCACGACTTGACGCACCTGCTCGGTGACGGTTGCCAGCTCTTTCTGGCGAGCGGCTTCGAGCTGCTCTTCCAGCTTGTTCCTTTGCGCAAGCAGGTCTTTGTAGGTTGCCATGTGAACTCCCCATGAGGATTGTTGTTGTGGGAATGACCGGGTCAAGCGTTTGTTGCAACTGCTCGCAACAGATGAAGACGAATCGCATTGACCCGAATCCGGAATTCTAATACCACGACAGCAAATCCGGTGGCATCCACGCATGAAGTGTTTGGCAACAGATTCTGCGTCTCCATCCAGATCGAAAGTCGATTTCAATCGCTATTCAATATGGAATTCTGCAGCAGTTTTGCCATGCGTATCACAATAGGCGGCGGCGCGGAATCCACATAGGAAATGGCTCGACTAAGCATCGCAATCCGCTTTTGCTCGATGGAGTTGCTAAATGTGATCTGCTTGGTTTCCCCGCCTGTCACTTGGCCTTCGGAGTTGGCGCGGTTGCGGACTTCGCGCTTGACGAGATGGCGCGTAGTGCGAGCGCTCAATGTTTCGTTGCGTTTGTTGACAGGTGTGCCCGCTTGTTCAGGATGCTGATCAAGGTACCGGGTAACCGAGCTGCCAGCTTGACTATGCTTCATCATGCGAGCATCGACCAGCGGTGTGCCATCAAGCACGAGCAGCGCGCCTAATTGCTCAGTGCGTTCGGCACGAGATACGCTGAGTGAGGGATCGCCACCGTTGCGCAAGGTGTCGTGAAGTGTTGCAAAGGCGTCACCTTTGTCCTGCATCTTGAGAGCGAGTGACAGGGACAGCGTCCGGCAGTCAAAAAATGACTTCTGAATGTCGACCGGGATGAACGCGCATTTCGCTGCCTCGCCAAATTCGCTATTCACGTTATCGGCGTAGTCCTTGTACGCGCTTTCATTCTTCTCCTTGCGTAACGGATCCACCACGATGACGCTCGTACCGGAAGCATCCTTGCGAATATCCGCTGCGCGCGTGTGGGAGCCATCGTCGATGAGCGCGCGGTACCGCCCTGGTTGTGCCGATGCCATGAATTCGGCGATGTGCCGTGAGCCCGCCATCGGGGGCTGGGTGCGCACCTCCTCGTCCTCGGCTGTATCCATGTGCAGGGGCATGAGATTGAGCCCCGGATTGCGAGCGTTTTCAGTGACGATCAGCAGTGGCGTGATCGCGCGGTCTACGTCCAAGATGCGGAATTCAGCCAACTCTGGATCCTCGTTCCTTGCGTTCAGGTCTTGCAATCTTCTCAGCGCGCCGCTGAGAAAAGCCGTGACTTTCGTCCGCATTCGCTCGACGGTCGCTTGCTGGGCAGCGGATAGGCGTGCGGGCTGAGGTCGAGGTCTCGCGGCTGCGGCGGGATCTGCACTCCGTGATGAGCTGCCAACCTGGGCCGCATGTGCGGCAGAAACACGATCGACCGGCGATATGGTGGTGCGCGCGGCTTCGTACCACGTGTGCCCCGGCAATGGATGATCCACACCCATTCGTTCGAGCGTTGGTCGATTGTCGAGGAGAGGTACACGGTCGGGAGAGGTCGGGGACGGTGGACGCGAAGTCATGCCTGCCCGGCGAAACATGGTTTGCGCGGAGTCTTCGGGGGTGTCCTGTCGCTGCCGGCGAGCGGGTGGGCTACCCGGTGTATCTTCCGGTGCTTTGCGGCGGCGCCCCAATGCGGATGCATCCGCACTCGTTTGCGATGGTGGGGCGTTCGTGTTGCCCGTTGAGTTGGCAGGCACGCCTGCGCTCGCGCTACTGACCTTCATATCGTCTCGAATCGTCGTAGGTGTGCGCTACGTTTGCCGCGCACCAGCGCAGGGAACTGCGACGCAATTCCCATTTCTGCGGACAGCATAGGCTAGGCTGAGCATCGGCTTTGCGCGGGGCGCGAAGGTTTCGCAATCGACCCGAAACAACGTCGTAGCAACGCATCTCAACCCCGGTCGCATGACCGTTTGCCGGCCATTTTTCCGGTCGGGGATATCAACCACAGACAAGTGCGGCGGCGGGGGATGTGGTGCTGATGGCCGAGAGCATCGGGGGGTGCATGACCGGCCGCTGGCGAGCTTCAAGCGGCACTACTGCAAGGTGGAAGGCGTCAAGCGCGGCGCGGACGTCCCGATTGCGGTGCTGGTGCCGCGTGTCGTGCTCAGGAAGCTGTTCGACATGGATCAACTGGTGGCGCGGCGCATTCCGCGCCTGCCCGTGGCCGGCGAGGCTGCCATTCGGCGTGCGCGCTGAAGGCTCACGTTTCCCACGGGTTGATGAGCGGGACATCGAGTCCGACGAAATCCTTCGTGTTGCGCGTGACCAGTATGAGGTCGTGCTGCAGGGCGGTCGCGGCGAGCAGGCCATCGATGGCCGGCAGCGGCCGGTAGGCGCTCGACATCAGCCGGCCCCAGCGGTCGGCGGTATGCGCATCGACGTCGAGCAAGCGGCCGAGGAAGTAGTTCGGCAGTTCCGTTTCGAGCCAGTCGATCAGGTGCTGGCGGCGTGCGGCGTCGTCCAGCCGCTCGATGCCTTTGCGGATTTCGCCCAGGGTCAGCACGCTCAGGTAGAGCGACTGGCGCGGCCGGTCTTGCATCCAGGCGAGCACGCGCGCATCGGGCTGCTTGCGGCGTAGCTCGGACAGCACATTGGTGTCGATCAGGTAGCTCAAAAGTCGACCTCGCGCGGCAGGCTGCGCTCGCGCTCGAAGACGACGTCGTCCAGGCCAGCCAACGGAGACTGGCGCATGAAGTCGACCAGCGACTCCCCGCTGCCACTCAAGCGATCGAACAGTGCGCGTGAGATCACAACCGCGACCGGGCGGCCATGCACCGTGATTTCCTGCGGACCATCGTCCGCTGCCCGCTTCACGACGTCGGAAAACCGCGCCTTGGCGGCTTGCAACTGCCAGCTTTGCATGGGGGCCTCCTGTTAGGGGGTAGTTCTAACCAGACTAGTCAGATTTGGCGGTCACTATAAACGAAACCCAGTACGATGTCTCAGCGGATTTCTATCCTCGTCGCCCTTGACGGTGCGGACGAGGGGCTCAAACGCGCCATTACCTCCGCCGAGCGCAGCCTCGGTGAACTGGCCGCATCGGCCAAGACTGCCGGCGACAAGGCCGCAGCCGGCCTCGCGCAAATGAAGGCTGGCGTCTCCGTCATCAGCGAGCAGATCACCACCGCCAAGACGCAACTGCTCGCGTTCCTTTCGATCAACTGGGCAGTCGGCAAAGCCCAGGAGATCGTCCAGACCGCCGACGCCTGGAACATGATGGCCGCGCGCCTGAAGCTGGCCACCGCCGGGCAGCGCGAGTTCACGACCGCACAGACCGCGCTCTTCGACATCGCCCAGCGCATCGGCGTGCCGATTCAGGAAACAGCCACGCTGTACGGCAAGCTTCAGCAGGCCGTGCGGATGCTCGGCGGCGAGCAGCAGCAGGCGCTCACCATCACCGAGAGCATCTCGCAGGCGCTGCGCATCTCCGGCGCGTCGGCCAACGAGACGCAATCGGCACTGCTGCAGTTCGGCCAGGCCCTGGCGGCGGGCGTGCTGCGCGGCGAGGAGTTCAACTCCGTGGTCGAGAACAGCCCCCGGCTCGCACAGGCGCTGGCCGATGGCCTGAACGTCCCGATCGGGCGGCTGCGCAAGATGGCCGAGGAGGGGCGGCTGACCGCCGACGTGGTGGTGGGGGCCCTGCTGTCGCAGAAGAACAAACTCGCCACCGAGTACGCGCAGCTGCCGGCCACGGTCAGCCAGGCGTTCGAGCGGTTGCGCAATGCCGTCGGGCAGACCATCAACCGGGTCGACCAGGCCACCGGCTTCACCGCAAAGCTGTCCGATGCGCTGACCTGGCTCGCGCAGAACCTCGACACGGTGATGCAGTGGCTCAAACGCATCGCTGAAGTCGGCCTGGCCGTGCTGGTCTACCGGCTGCTGCCTGCCCTGGTCACCGCATGGCAGACCGCCGGTGCGGCGGCAGTCACGGCCGCCAGCGCCACCTCCGCCGCCTGGGCCACGGCCAACCTGTCGGTGTCGGCCGCTATCGCGAATGTTGGGCTGCTCAGGACGGGCTTCGCCACACTGGGCGCCTTTCTCGTCGGCTGGGAGATTGGCACGTGGCTGTCGGAGCGGTTCGAGACCGTGCGCCGCGCCGGCATCGTCATGGTCGAGGTGCTGATCAAGAGCATCGAGGAGTTGCGCTTTCACTGGGAAGTGTTCGCCGCCGTCTTCACGTCCGACACCATCGCCGAGGCGACCCGGCGGCATCAGGCCCGGCTGGGCGAGATGAACCACGTCTTCGCGCAGATGTATGCCGATGCCGGTCGTGGTGCCGATGCCGCCAAGGGCGCCATGAACACGGCCGTCAGCGCCGCCGAAGAAATCGCCAAGCGCCTGGAGGCAGTACGGCAGGGCACGCAGGAGGCGGTGGGGCGCGGTGCCGAAGCCGTCCACGCCGCCCTGGAGAAACTCAAGTCCCGCATCGGCGAGGTCGAGTCGGCGCTCTCCAAGGCCAGCCAGACCGTGAACGACGCCACCGCCAGGATGGCCGAGGCGTACAAGGGCTTCGGATCGATTGTCGAGGCCAATCTGCAGCGCCAGGTCGAGGCGGTCAAGACCCGCTACCAGCAGGAGCAAGCGGCGCTGGAGCGCTCGGGCCATGCGCAGGCGGTGCAGATCGCCCGCTCGACCCAACTGCTGGTCGACGCGCTCACGCAGCAGACCGCCTTGCGCCGGCAGGCCGCCACCGACACCCTCAAGCTCATCGATGACGAATCCAGCGCCCGCGTCGCAGCGGCCGCGCGCGATGGCAAGACCGAGACTGAACGCGCAGCCAACGTGCAGCGGGTGGAGAACGAGATTCTGGCCACGCGGCGGCAAACGCTGACCCAGGCCGCCACCGACTACCGCCAGCACATCGACGCGCTCAACGCCGAGGCCAACCGGCACCTGGGCGAGATCCGGCGCATCGAGGACGAGAAGCGCCAGCTGTCGATGTCGACGGAAGAGCGCATCCGCGACATCCGCCGCGCAGGGATGACGGACTTCGAGGCGCAGGAGGACCGCCAGCGCCAGATCGCCGAATACCAGACCAGTGCCCGCGCGGCGCTGGCCGATGGCGAATTCGACCTGGCCCGCCAACGCGCCAGCCAGGCGATGGACCTGGCCGCGCAGGTGGCGAGCACGCAATCCAGCGAAGCCAAGCGCGCGGAGGATGCACGCCGGCAGTCCGAGCAGGCGGTCACGCAGGCAGCCCAACTGGAAGCCCAGGCGCGGGAGGCCCGGGGCCGGCAGGAATCCGCGCAGGCGGAAGCGCTGATGCGGCAGGCAGACGAGCTGCGCGCCCAATCGGCCCAGCGGGCGGCGAATGCCGACGCCCAGGCCGTGCAGGGCAAGACGGCGGTCACCGAAGCCATCGGCCGTATCCGCGACTCGGAGGCGATCCTCAACCAGACCCTGGATGCGGAAGCCCAGGCGCACCAGCGCGCCGCGCAGTCGGCGGTGTCGGCCCGCCAGGGCATCCAGCAGACGCTGGCCCAGACCGACAGCCAGATCGCACAGTTGACGGCCAAGCTGCAGCAGGGGCTCAAGGTCACCATCGATGCCGACACCGGTCGCTTCGACAAGGCCATCGCCGAGCTCGACAAGGCCCTGGCCGAGCGGGAGCGGTTGCTGGTCATCCAGGCCGATCTGCAGCAGGCCGAGAAGACGCTGCAGGACTACGAGCAACGCCTGAAGGAAGGCAAGACGCTGCCGGTCGACGCCGACGTGTCCAAGGCACTCGCGTCGCTGGACAAGCTCAACACCTACGCCCGCGACAACGCGCAGCTCGAGCTCCGGGTTGCCACCGAGAAAGCGCGGGCGGCCATCGCCAACGTCGAGGGCATGCTGCGGGCGCTGGACCGCGTGCAGACCGAGTCGCGCCACGCGGTCGCCAGCAACGTCGACGCCGTGCGCGCCGAGGTGCAGAGCCTGAACGGCATGAACACCTCCAGCACGCACACCATCGCCGTGCGCCGGGTGGAGGCGAATGCCGCGGGCGGTGTGGTCGGTGGCGGCGTGCAGCCGTTCGCCGAGGGCGGGCCGGTCGCGCCTGCGTTTCCGCGCATGCAGGGCGGCTCGGTGCCGGGCACCGGGGACCAGGACACCGTGCCGCGCACGCTGGACGCCGGAGCGTACGTGATCCGTAAGGCCGCCGTGCGCAAGTACGGCACGGGCACGCTCGCCCAGCTCGCCAACGGCGTGGCCCGCTTCGCCACCGGCGGGGCGGTGCTGTTCGGTGGACGTGGCGGCAGCCAGCCGGGCGGGGCGAAGCGCAATCGGGACGTGGTCGAGGCCCGCCAGATGATCGCGCTCGGCCTGCAGGGCATGGGCGACTACACCTCGTGGGCGCAGCACAACGGTGGTGCGTGGGTCAGTTCCGACATGCGCTCGCGCACGATGACGACCTATGGCCGGCAAGCCGAGCGCGACCGGCTGGCGCTCGATGCGCTGGCCACCCGCAAGCAACTGACCGCCGCCGAGCGCCAGACTCTCGAGCGCATCAAGACCACCTGGCGCCAAGCCATGGCCCAGCCGATGCTGTGGGGCCAGGATCTGGAGCGCGACCTGCTCGACTACATGGAGCAGCACCAGGGCGAGTTCTATCGCGATGGCGGCGTGGCAGCTTCCGACACCGTGCCCGCGATGCTGACGCCCGGCGAGTACGTGGTGAAGCGAGAGGCGGTCGCGCGCCACGGCGTGGGCTTCTTCGATGCCATCAACAACTTGGCGCTGCCAGCTCGGGCGTTGGCGAACACGGTCCGGGGATTTGCTACCGGCGGGCTCGTCCAGCCGCTCGCGGGCATGGCGGCCAGGGCGTCGCAGGCGGTCGCGGGCGGGTGGAAGGGCGCGGATCCCGCCGCAGCGCTGTCGCAGGTGCTGGCCACGGCGATGCGTGCGCCAGTCCCCGCCTACGCGGCGGAGGTCGCGCCCGCCCGCACCATCCGCGTGGAACTCGCCTCCGGCGGCCGAACGGTCGCCGCCACCATCGACGCACGCGACGAAGCGCGGCTGCTCGAACTCCTCAAAGACGCCCAGTCCCGGGCGCTGTAACCCCGATGCAACTCAAACACCTTGCGGACAGTGCCGTGCTGGCACTGCCCGATGACCTGCTCTGGGCGGACGAACACGCCTGGACGCCCGCCGTGGCGGCGGTGTCGTACCTGCTGACCGGCGCGCTGCTGGTCGAGTCGGCCGCGCGCCAGCGGGGCCGGCCCCTCACGCTGGTGGGCGCCGCCGACATGGCCTGGGTGACCCGCGCGACGGTGAACACGCTGTACGCGTGGGCGGCCAATCCAGGCAGCCGCTTCGAACTGACGCTCGCCGATGGCCGTGCTTTTACGGTGGCCTTCCGGCACCACGAGACCGCCATCGAGGCCGAGCCGGTAATGGGCTTCCCTGCGCGGCACGACGCCGACTTCTACCGATTGACCCTCCGTCTGATGGAGATTTGAATGCCGATTCTTTCCGGCGATGTGAAGCTGCTCGCCGCCGAGCGCCTGCTCGACACGCCCGATGGTGGCGGCCGCATGACCGGCCACGTCGTGGTCGACGGCCAGTCGAACAACCTGTTTCCCGACATCTCCGAGCTGGATCGCACCTACGGGCGCGTGGCGTTGCGCAAGGCGTTCGTCGGGGTGCTGACCGATTCGACCGACTCGTACTACGGCGCCCACGCCATCGTCGCCGACGCACCATCCGACCCGCGAGTCTCGGTCACGCTCTTCACGACCCGCTCCTGGACCGACCGGCGCGAGGCCGCACGGGACCGCGTCGAGCGCTACCTCGCGCGTGGCGTTAAATGGCCCGGCCAACTGCTGGAGCGGCAATTGACGGGGCAGCGCGCCATCACGCTGCTGTTGAAACCAGCCGACACCTTGCCGCGCGTCGGTCAGGCGCTGGTGCTGGTGCAGGACGAGGCCAAGGCGACAGAGATCGAGCAATACGTGCGCATCACGCGCATCACCACGACCGAGCGCGAGTTCACGGTGAGCGAGGGCGGCGGCACGATCAAGTTCGATGGCATCGTGGCGACCTGCGAGATCTCCGATCCGCTGCGCTTCGACTTTGAGGGGCCGGCGCCGTCCAATCGCGACGACGTCTCGGCCAAGGCGGTGGTGCGCGACACCATCATCGCCAACGCCGCCGTCTACTACGGCATCGCGCCGACGGTGGCCGAGGCGAAGGTCGGGGATTTGCGCGTGCAGGTGCCAGGGCTCTTCGGGCAACTGGTGCCGTCCGCACAGTCGGAGACGCCGCTGGTGGACCTGAACGCCGCCGGCCAGGCGGTGCCCTTGCTGGAGAGCGGCAATGGGGTGCTGACCACCACCGCCAACGCCCAGGTCGCCAGCGGCCGCAACCTGTACCTGGGCAACGCGCTGGTGCCGGGCAGTCTGCGCATCACGGGGGCGGGCTACACGTTCACTGACGCGGCGGGTCAGCTTAAATCCGGGTCGAGCGTCATTGGGACGGTCGACTACGCGCGCGGCCTCGTGTCCTTCAAGGACGGCACACCGGGAATTGGCGGGGACTTCCAGGTCAGCTTCCGCCCGGCGGGCGCGCCCGTGCGCGTGGCCGACACCGCCGCGATCGCCATTGCCCAGGAGAACCGGGGCTACGCCTACACCATCACCTTGTCGCCGCCACCCAAGCCGGGCGCACTGATCGTGTCCTACATGGCTCAGGGCAAGTGGTACGACCTGCGCGACCAGGGCGACGGCGCGATCCGCGGTACCGACTCGTCCTTCGGCGCCGGGACGCTCGACTACGTGACCGGCTCCGTGATCCTCACGACCGGCGCGCTGCCGGATGCCAACACCGCCATCCTATTCTCCTGGGGGACGGGCGCGAGCTACTTCAACCGTGTCGGGGTACCGGTCGAGCCACCGACCGTGCGCCATACCGTGGCGCATCCCGGCATTGCGCCGGGCTCGCTGCGCATCACGTGGCCGGACGGCGCGCGTCAGCGCCTGGCCACCGACGATGGGCACGGGGTGATCACGGGGGACGGTTCCGGCACCGTGCGCTATGCGCGCGGCGAGCTGGTGTTCCGGCCCGCCGTGCTGCCCGCCGGGGGTGCGGAGCTGACCATCGACTACGAGTGGGGGCCGCCGCAGGAAGCGACCTTCGCGCACCCGCTGCGCAACGCCGATGGCACCGTCACGGTCCGGCTGCCGCAGAGCGACTTGCGCCCGAACACGGTCGAGCTCGAGTTCAACCTGCTGATCGAGAACTACCAGGTCATCTCGGGCACGCCCGCCGAGATGCAGGTGGTGCAGCGCGTCGACCCGATCAAGATCGCCCGCGACACCGGGGCCGGCGCGTTCGACAGCGCCGTGGTCGGGCGCATCGACTACGTCGCCGGCACGATCACCTTCCGGCCCGACGCGACAGTGAACGTCCCGTTTGCGCGCTACAGCGTGCAGCAACTGGGCTGGACGGTGGAGGGCGGTGAGCGTCACCCGCTCTACCGCAACACCTTCAGCCATTGGGAATACAAGCCAGCCGGCGCATCAATGCCGATCGATGATTCCGGCTACGTCAAGGTGCGCTACCGCGCCGCCGACACCGCGAATGCCGCCACCGAGACGGTGACGCTTGCGCAGCTGGAGGTCGATCTGACCGACCGCTACGCCGAGGCCATCGTGCCGGGCAGCATCCGCTTCGGCCTGGGCGGCAAGGTGTATGTCGACCGGCTGGGAACACTGGTCACCGACATCAACGCCAACACCGGCGCCGGCACCCAGGCTGGCACCATCGACTACGCCTCGGGCCGGGCGCGGCTCACCGTCTGGCAACCGGGCGCGGGCAACGTGGTGTCGATGCAGTCGCTGCTGACCGAACTGGGCGGGCAGCCGGTGGACGAGGTGACCTTCCGCGTGCCGGCGGCGCCGGTGCGCCCGGGCAGCCTGCAGATCCGCGCCGTGCCGCTCACCGGCGGCCAGATCACGGCCACCGCCAGCGCGGACGGCACCATCGCGGCGGCAGGCCTGCTCGGCACGGTGGATTACCAGACCGGCGTGGTGCGCATCCGCTTCGGGCGCTTCGTACCGGCAGCCGGCCGCGAGAGCGAGGTCTGGTACAGCGCCGACGCCGTGCGCAACGGCCAGATTTTCCAGCCGCTGCCGGTACGAGCTGACACGCTGCGCTTCAACGCGGTGGCCTTCACGTACCTGCCGTTGTCGGCCGACGTGCTCGGGCTCGATCCGGTGCGCCTGCCGCTCGATGGGCGGGTGCCGATCTTCCGCACCGGGGACGTGGCCGTGGTGCACCACACCGCCACCACGCCGTTTGCCGCCAACGCACGCGCCGGTGACACGCTGGACGTGGGCCGCGTGCGCCTGGCCGCCCTGCGGGTGCTGGACGCCGATGGCAAGCCGGTGTCGGCCGACCTCTACACCACCGACCTCGACGCCGGCACGGTGACGCTGCGGGGTTTCCCGGCCGGGCTCGCGCTGCCCTTGGTGGCCGAGCATCGCATCGAGGACATGGGGCTGATCTCCGACACGCAGATCAACGGCGTGCTGACGCTCACGCGAGCGCTGACCCACGACTATCCGGCGCGCGAATCGCGGGTGTCCTCGGCGCTGATCATCGGCGACCTGCAGGCGCGCGCCCACACGCTGTTCGCCCAGCAGACCTGGACGGGGGAGTGGAAGGACGTCCGCATTGGCGCCAACACCATCGCCCAGTACAACGAGACGGTGTACCCGGTCGAGGTCACCAATCGCGGGGCCATCGAGGAACGCTGGGCGCTGATCTTCACCAACACCAACGAGTTCCGCGTGGTGGGCGAGTCGGTCGGGCAGATCGCCGTGGGCAACACCGCCACGGATCTCGCGCCGGTCAACCCGGAAACCCACGCACCTTATTTCACGCTGCGCGCGGGCGGCTGGGGCTCGGGCTGGGCCGCCGGCAACGTGCTGCGCCTGTCCACGGCCGCGGCCAACTTCCCCGTCTGGGTCGCCCGCACGACGCTGCAGGGCCCCGCCACACAGACCAGCGATTCATTCCAGATCCAGATTCGCGGCGACATCGATCGCTGACCTTGCGTATTGCTATGACCATCAAGCTTATTCAGTCCAACCAGACCGGTGCGCCACAACTGAGCGGCCAGCGGGGCACCCTGAACGCCGTGCTCACCGCTTGTCTGAGCACCGGCTTCAACCTGCGCGCGTTGACCACGATCACCCGCGAGGGGACGGTGGCGACCGCCACGGCGGATGCCGGCCACGGTTTCCGTGAGAACGACATCGTGCTGATCGCCGGAGCCAACGAAGCGGCTTACAACGGCGAGCACCGCATCCGCAACGTGACCACCAACGCGTTCCAGTTCGATGTCGCGGCTGATGTGGCAGCGCGGGCCACCGGGGTCCTCACCGCCAAGATCGCGCCGCTGGGGTGGGAGATCCCGTTCTCGGCCGACGACAAGGCTGTCTACCGGTCGCGCGACGTGACCAGCAACCGCTTGTTCCTGCGCATCGACGAAACGCCGCTCGCCGGCGACGGCAACTACGGACGCGGCCCGCGCACGGCGCTGGCGCAGATGTGGGAGGTGCTCAACGACGTCGACAACGGCACCGGCAAGGCCGAGACCTGGTGGCGCAAGGCGCAGAACGACAACGCGACGCCCCGCCCCTGGGTGCTGGTGGGCGACAGCAAGCGCTTTTGGCTCGCGGTGAACTGGAGCGAGAGCTACCCGAACCGCTACGCGCCGTACTTCTTCGGGGATTACCCATCGTTCAAGCCGGGCGACGCCTATGGCGCCATGGTCGCGGGCTACTTCGACCTGAATGGCAACTGGGCCGAGCCTGTCAGCAACCTCAACACGGACAGCGTCTATTCGGTTGGAACCGGCGTCGGCAACACGGGCATCTGGCTCGCGCGCGGGTATTCGCAGCTGGGCGGCCGCATCAATGCGCAGTGGGTCGGCGCCCCGGCGGGCAATGGCGGCACCGGCCTGGGGGCCACCAGCGTGCCCTACCCGAATCCTGCCGACAACGGTATCTACGTGATGCCGCTGATCATTCAGGAGCAGACCGGTCCGTCGCTGCGCGGGCGCCTGCCCGGGATGCTCTGTCCGCTGCATTCGATTCCGGCGCCGGAGCCGTGGAGGTTCCCCGGCTTCGTGATCGACGGCACCCAGCGCGAGCTGCTGGTCGTGGCCGGCACCGCCAGCGGTGGCAATGCGCGCATCGCCTTCGATCTGACCGGTCCGTGGGATTGATCCATGGCCGGTGAAATCCCACGGGTCGTCGGCCCGCCCAGCCGGGTGTCGCCCGGCGCCATCGCCGGGGTGCCCACCCGCCATGTTCTGCACAACGAGACGACCCGCATCGCGACCGGCGATGCTGGACCGCCGAGCCCCCAGGTGCCGGACGGCGTGGCGCTCAGCGCGCCCGCGCCGCATGAGGGCGTGTCACCCACGCGGCACGGTGAATTGCCGTCCTCGCGCCGCAGCGATTTCTGGGGCAACGGGCGCATCGAAGGCCGGGTCAGCATCGAAGGCACGCCGGCCGCGCGCCGGGTGCGCTTGTTCGACGTGCTGACGGGCCTGCTGATCGCCGAGGCCTGGTCCCGCAAAGACGGTTTCTACCGCTTCGATTTCCTCGACCCCGCTCGCGACTACTTCGTGCTGGCCCATGACCACGTGCGGCAGTTCAACGCCGTCATCGCCGATTGGGTGCGTCCCGAGCCCACCGTTTATCCATGATCACCTTGTCTGTACCGGTCCGGAACCGCCGTCTGGCCGTGATCGGCCAGGCGCTCGATGCCGGCGCCGCGGGCGGCCTGCTGCGCCTGTATGCCGCGCCGCGTCCCGACGTCGGTCAGCCGCTGACCGAACAGGTCGTGCTCGCCAAGGTCCGCCTGCCAAAACCCTGCACGGGGAGCCTGGAGGGCGGCCGGCTGGTCTTCGCGCCCATCGGGCAGGCGTTGTGCCGGCGCTCGGGCATCGCCGCGTGGGCGCGGTTGTGCGACAGCGAGGGGGCATGGGTGGCCGATCTGGATGTGGGACTGCCGGGCAGCGGGGCGGAGGTGGAATTGCCGAAGCTGCAGCTCTTCGCCGGTGGCGCGATCAGCGTTGAGTTGGCCGAGCTGCTGGAGTAGGGCAGCGTGTCGGTCGATCTCGATTTCCGGGGCGCATGGACCCCGGCTGAGGGCGGCAGCGCGCCTCTCGACTTTGCGCTGGCGCGGCAGGCCACCCCCGAGGCGACCACGGCCACGCTCCATGTGAGCCTGGGTCCGCCGAGGGTGCATATACAGGCCGCCTACGACAACCAGGTCAGCCGGAAACTCGAAGGCGGTGGCCGGCTGCTTTGGCAACGCGCGCAGCGGCAGGGTGGGGCCGTCCAGGGCGGCTGGGATGACAGCGCACGCGCGCGCAGCGCCTCGGCGATGCCCTGGCAACCGGCTGCAACGCTGGCCCGGACTGTCCGGGCATTCAGCGGCGATAACCAGCGTGCCCGCAGCACCAGCCGCGTCCGGTGGCAGGGTGCGGATCCCGTGATGGCCGTCGCGGCAGACCGCTTCGATCCGCTGGTGCCGCAGCACGGCTGGCGCGCACTGGCCTGGGGAGAGGGGGCTGGCCTATCGGGTGGCATGCGCAGTTCCTTCGTCTGGCTGGTGGCGCGCCCGAGTGGCCATACACAGGCGTGGCAGCCCCCCGTGCCGCTCGCGTTGCGTGCAGGGTTCGGGTTCTCGCCTGGTCGGGGACACGCGGGCCGTTGGTCATCGCCATGGGAGATCGGCCGACAACCGCGCCCGGGCGAGTCGCACCTGCCCGTGCCCCCGCCGACCACCCAACCAGCCCCTCGATACCACCCCGATCTCGACTTCATCTGCCCGGCAAGCCGCCAAGCGCTCGCCTGGCGCCCCGCGCTGCGGCTCGACTTCGGCACGCACCCATGCGCGCCACCCGGCACCGACGCTTTCAGCGTCCCCATCCTCAAGGTCTACTTTGTGAGCAACTCCGTCGACGTCGTGCGCCTGCCCGGCCGCGAGCCCATTCCCGTCAAGAGCCTCCAGATTGGCATCGATGCCGATTCCTGGGCGTGGGGGCTGTCGGCGAGCCTGCCGTACCGGGCGCTGGAACTGGTCGAGCCGACCGCGGCCGGGCCGGTGGAGATCGAGATTACGATCAACGGCGTGAGCTGGGTGATGCTGGTCGAGTCGTTCGACGTGCGGCGCGAGTTCGGGCAGGCGAGCCTCAACATCCGGGGACGGTCGACGGCCGCCTACCTGGCCGCGCCCTATGCACCCAAGCGGTCGTTTGTACCGGGCGCCCCCTTCACCGCGCGTCAGCTGGCCGAGCAGGAACTGACGCGCGCCGGGCTCGCGACCGGCTTCGCGCTCGACTGGCGCCTGCCGGACTGGCTGGTGCCCGAGGGCAGCTGGGGCTACCAGTCGCTGAGCCCGATGGAGGTGATCGGCCGCATCGCCGAAGCCGTGGGCGGCTACGTCAACGCCCATCCGCGCCTGCGCACGCTGGTGGCCAAGCCGCGTTATCCGGTGCTGCCGTGGCAGTGGGCCACTACGCCTGCCGATCGGGTGCTGCCCATCGATGTGGTCAAGACCCTGAACCTGCGCTGGCAGGAAAAGCCCACCTTCAACGCCGTGTATGTCAGCGGTGAGCGCGCGGGGGTCACCGGACACGTGGTCCGCGCCGGCACGGCGGGCGATCTGGTGGCGCCCACCGTGGTCGATGGGCTGATCACGCATGCGGACGCCGCCCGTGAGCGGGGCCGGGCGATCCTGGCCGACGTGGGCCGGCAGGCCGTCGTCACGCTGGAGTTGCCCATGCTCAGTTCGATCGGCCTGCTCGATCCCGGTCTGCTGCTCGCCGTGGGCGAGGGCGGCTCGACCTGGCGCAGCCTGGTGCGCGCCACCAGCATCGCCGCCGACTGGAATGAATCCCTGACCGTGCGCCAGACCATCGAGGTCGTGCGCCATTACCTGTAGGAGCGCGCGATGCCCAACCTGTGGCGGCAGTTCGAGGCACTGCTGCCGGACTCCCCCTTGCTGGTCGGCACGGTGGTGACCCGTCACGACGACGGCACGGTCACCGTCCAACTGCTCGGCGGCGGACTCGTGCGCGCCACGGGCGCCGGCGAGCCAGACCAACGCCTGTTCGTGCGCGGCACCGAGGTCGTCGGTCCCGCGCCGACGCTGCCGAGCGTCGATATCGAAATCTGAATTCCCCAATTTTTTCTGCAACCGGAACCCGCCCTTGTGGCGGGTTTTGCTTTTTTGGAGCACGTCAATGAACGCACCGATGGTGGCCGACGGCATGGTGAGCATGCCGCGCGCCGAATTCGAGGAACTGCTGGAGCGCGTCGCCGAGAGCGGCGCGCGCGCAGCGCTGGCGGAGGTGGGCCTGGACGGTGAGAACGCCGCCGCTGACATCCGCGAACTGCGGGGTCTGCTGGATGCATTCAACGAGGCCAAGCGCACCGCCTGGCAGACCGTGGTCCGGATGATCACGACCGGCCTGGTGCTGGCGCTGGTCACGGGGGCGGTCATCAAGTTCGAGCTGTTCAAGGGGGCGCGATGATCGAGACCCTCCTGGGCGGACTGCTGGGCGGCACGTTCCGCCTCGCCCCTGAACTCCTGAAATGGCTCGACCGCAAGGGCGAGCGCGGCCACGAGCTGGCGATGCAGGACAAGGCGCTGGAATTCGAGAAGCTGCGCGGCGCACAGCGTATGGCGGAGATCGGTGCGAGCGCCGACGCAGCGTGGAACGCGGGTGCTCTCCAGGCGCTGCGCGACTCCATCTCTGCACAGGGGCAGACCTCCGGTGTGCCGTGGGTTGATGCGCTGTCGATCAGCGTGCGGCCGGTGATCACGTACTGGTTCATGGCGCTGTACTGCGCGGCCAAGACCGCGGCGTTCGCGGGCGAGCTCACGGCCGGGGCAGGGTGGGGCGCAGCCACGCTGCAGGCATGGACTGAAGCCGATCAGGCGTTGTGGGCCGGGGTGCTGAATTTCTGGTTTGTGGGTAGGGTGTTTGATCGGGTGCGGCCGTGATCGTGGTGCCGCAAGCGGCCATCGAGCTCGTCAAGCACTTCGAGGGGTTCCATCGGGTGCCGAAGGTCGACCCGATGCGGGCTCACCCCTATGTCTGTCCCGCCGGATTCTGGACGATCGGTTATGGCCATCTCTGCGATCCGGCGCACCCGCCCATCACGTTGGCCCAGGCCGAAGCCTATCTGGCGGCGGATCTCATGGCAGCGCTCAACGCGACACTGCGCTACTGCCCCGTGCTTGCCACTGAAGCTGGGACGAGGCTCGCAGCCATTGTGGACTTCACCTTCAACCTCGGGGCGGGGCGGCTGCAGACCTCGACTGTGCGGCGGCGTATCAATCAGCGGGATTGGATTGCAGTCGCAAATGAGCTGCGCCGCTGGGTCTACGGTGGCGGCAAGGTGTTGCCGGGGCTGCTGGCGCGTCGCGAGGCCGAGGTTGCTCTATTGCGAGCGAATTGAAGCCGCGCTTGGCTTCTGCTGCGAACAGCGCGTTCATGTCGGTACGCTCGCCAGTCGGCTGGCCGACATCGAACCGCAGCCCCGCGCTGCGGATCACTCCTCGGGATCCGGGGCATGGAGCACAGTATGCAAGATCAGGCCGCACACGAATTCCTCGCTCACCAAGCAGGGCGGGGCAAGGCCATCCAGCAGGGCTTGAGTTTGCACTCCTACCAGAGCCAGTTCTCCGGGGAGACCGTCTACCAGGTGTGTGATGCGGTTTGCGTGGTGGTCGACACCATTCACCCGTCGCACCTGGAGCGCTTTTTCGCGTGAGCGCAGCGCTTGCAAGGGGAATGATGCAACACCATTTCAGCTTCCCGTTTGATAGCGGGTGCGATTGTGGCCCGCTCCGCTCGGTCGATACGCTCGCGACGCATGAGGCTCAAGAATCGCTGTGATGCGACTTGCCGTCGTTTCACCAGAAGCGAGAGCGTACTGTGCATGGATCGCTGCAAGATCGTCAAGATTGTTGTTTTGCCTAGGTAAACAAAATTTCGGATTAGGAGGGCTAATTTCGGCGGGTCCTTACGAAGCGAAAATTCCTCGGGAATATTATGTTCGCCCACTATCGATAAAATTCTACGTGCTGGAAGAGGGTGCTGCACATGTTAAGCGTAAATATTTGCTGTTTGCGTGCTTAGGCCGAAATTTGTTGGTTATTTTTCATCATTGTGTTGTTGGGAAAAATAATTAATGTATTTGGGTGGCTAATTTTTTAATAAGAGCACGTGGAATTTTTTGCGGGTTGAGTGGATATTAATCTTAATTTTGGTGCGAAAATAGAGGGCAAAATGCTTAATAGGCTTGGATTGGGTTCAATATTTAGTTCTCGCAATACTCAAGGCACATCGCGCCCAGAACGCGAGAATGAACAGCAGAATGCCTCGGATGCAAGCAGGAGAGTGCGTTCAGGTCCATTGGAGGGCTTGCGAGTAGGCGGTGGCGCGCATCGGCGAAGCGGCGGACAGCGTAATTTGGCGAATCTGACGCGGCTCTCTGCGCAGGGCGGTCATTCCCTTTCATTGACAGGAAAACCCAATCTCAGCGAAGAGCGCATAGCGCAATCGCAATTGAGTGCTTCGCAGGCACCAGGCCCTTCCACTGGCCACCAGGAAACAGCAGCAGCGGCAGTGCGGCGAGAATTGCTTTCGGCTCCTTCCGTGGCACATTCGGTGCCTTTACCGGTTTCGCTGGGCAGCCAAATAGACAAGGAATTTATCAATTTCCCCCGTGACAATCCTGGCAGCTTGCAATTCCAGGGGCGCGTGCAACTTGCCTCGACCATTGGCCAATTGCAGCAACTGCGAAAGAATCTTCCTGATAGTCAGGTGTGCTTCTACCCGTGCGGAGGTGCGGATGGGTTTTATCCCGCGTTGGTGAGCAACGCCAAAATCACGGTGATGACCGGCGCAGAGTCTTGGGGAGGGGCGGAAGACGTTAAGCGAGTCCTGAATTTTGCAAAAGTCGCTGGCAATATCAGCGGAATGGGGTTGGGCGGCGGATTTGACGGAGTGCGGGACTGGAGAGAGGGAGCAGAAGGCCTCGGTTTCAACATGGGGACGCTCGGACCGCTCGCCATCGCGCGCGCGATTGCCGCTCAGGCGCTAAACGGAGAATCCGTGACCAGCTTGAGGATCAGCGCATTTGATATCGGTGAGAATGGTCAGTTGAATTTCTCCAGAACCAAGCCCGGCAACGCCAACAATGATCATGTGGCGTTCTGGCTGACTAACCCAGATGGCGAATCCAAACTGTACCTGTACTATAGCCTCGACGTAGATGAGGCTGCCGCTCTCGCCAAGATCGCCAATCTTCACGGGCTGCTTTCTAGAATTAGCGATAAGGGCCAGACGCTTCTCATGGAGAAGGGGATTCCCTCCAGTCTTTACGAACACCAGAACACGAAGCATCTTCTATCGCCGCAGGCATCGCTGATCAAGGCGGTCATTTGCGACACACACCAGAACAACGACTATCGTTCGCAGCCCGTTTTTCTCCGTGATGTCGCGCTGGAACAGAAGACGGTTGCTTTGGATAAGGCGCCGGGAACCGCATCTTGGATATCGCCCAAATTCGGCTACGGCGAAAAAGTTTTTATTCATACGCCGAGCGTCTGA